TTCCTTAAATTCCTCCTTTGCGGGTTCACTAATAGAAGGAGGCTTATAACCTTCTTTTCTAGCCCAATTTTTTAAAGTAGCAACAAAATCTTTATATTTAGCACCTTTGCTTTGTATATAGTCATCTAATGCTTGTATCCTTTTTTCATAGTCATTAGGAAAATATGCTTTTACTTTTTCGTATTCTTCGTCAGTAAACAAGACGTTTTGATTTTCGCCATATCTTTTTCTTTTTATATTTTCTTTTTTTAGTTTAGTTTCGTTTAGTTTATTTAATGTGTTACTATCTTGCTTACTAACTTGCGTACTGTCTTGCTTACTTGTTTGCTCACTCTCTTGCGTACTCTCTTGATTACTTTCTTGCTTACTTTTTGCTATAGTGATTATTTTATAATTTGTTGCCTTAGTTCCATTCGTCTTGAAATCTATTAATCCGTATTGTTTTAATGAATTTCTAGCCTTTAGAACTCCAGAACGTGACATTCCAGTGTTTAATTCAAGCATTATATTCGGTACAGTAAACCACTCTATCCAAGCACATTTATTGTTTATAGCCATCAATGCATGCCATAAAGCAATTTGTCCTGTAGATAACTGTTTAACTTGCACTAAATCATAAAATGCTTTAATTTCAGCTAAATAATTCATAGTGTTTCTCCTTTCGTAAAATTGAGGGTAGTAATTTATGTCCTACCCTCGTTGCTTATAAATAACTTTTTCCTATTAATTTTATAAATTCTTCTCTTGTATGAGTTTCTTCATATTTTCTTTGTGCAATTTTTTTCAATTTTATATCTAGCTGTCTTCCATTTTTGCCATGTACTCCATTAGTTCCTCTATGATGTTCATAGCAAAGTGGTACTTTTAATCCATATTTTTCACTTATTTTTCTATTTGCTGTACCAAAAAAAATATGATGTTCTTCTAGTGGCATACCTTTTGGAATTTGACAAACAAAACAATGATTATTATGTTTTTGTATTATTGATTTCATTTTGCTTGCCCCCATTCTCTTGCATATTGATTTTCTAATACTCTTAAACGAATTTTATAAATATTAATTGCTTCTTGTGAACTATCATACAATCCTTTTGCTATATCTCTATCAAATCTTAATTTAGCTATCTTTTCTTCTCCTCTAGCTATATCTGCTAAATGTGTTACAGCTTGTCCTTCTGCTCTTAATTCTGTTAGCCTTTTACTTAATGCCATTCTATATAAATATTCTTTTTGGGCTAAATCTCTACTACGTTTTTTCATTTCTGTCACTGCTACTTCTAATAGATTGCTATATTTTTCTATTTCTTCCCACATATTTTTGCCTCCTAAAATGGAAGATCATCTTCTGTATAACTATCTGTACTAAAATATGAATTGTTTGCTTCTTCTTTTAACAATTTGTCTTCTGGTGCTTCTATTCCATTTTTAACAGCTTCAACTGTTCTAATATTTCTACACTTTGTTGCAAATTTTAAGCTTCCGTCTTGTGCTTTGTATTGTTCTCTTCCAAATACTCCACCAAATAATTTGCCTATCAATGTTTCTTCATTAAATCCTGTGGATGCAAAGTTATATCCTGGGTTGGACTTTTCTATATTTTCTATCATTCCTTTAAAATATGGTGTACTATTTCCTTGTGTAAACTGTCTATAAACTCCTTGCCATTTTGCTTCTGGATTATTTTTCTTGGCTTCATTAAATTTTCTTTGATAAAAATCTTTTTGTTTTCCTTCCGCAATATCAAAGGCTAATACTAATACTTCTGCATTTGTCTTTTGTGTATGTTCAATTTTTACACCTGTAATTTTACATACATGTCCTCCTAATTCTAATGTTTCAAAATCTCCTGTATAAGCTTGTGCTTCATCATATCCTACTGGTTTATTCATTTTCTTTTCCTCCCTCTTTATTTAAATCATAATAATTTCTTATTATTTCATCTACTTGTTTTAAATCGTTATCTATTTTTAATTCAAACATTTCCATTGGACTTTTACATGTTGTATATCCATCACTTTGTGTTTCAAAACAATGCTCTTTTCCATCTGTTTTGCAAAGTAGTACTATACTAAATAATCCTTCCAGTGTTAATTGATTATCAAGCATTTTTCCACTTGTTTTTGCTTTAATTTTTCCTGTGTCTGTTGTTTCAGTATGATGTAAAAAATATACTATGTAATCATCTGGTGTTCCTTTTATAATAAAATCAATTAAATTTCTAAAATTTAAAGCAACATCTGTAAACTTGTTGTATCCTGTTTCTTTTGCTTTATCAAACATTTCAAAAGCCATTAAATATTGACTATCATCTATTACATATGTTTTTACTTTTCCTAACTTTAAACCTTTTATTATTTCTGCATACGTTGCATTATTTACTTTTGGTAATTTCTTTCTAAATGGTAGTGGCTTGCCTGCCACATTAAATATTCCTATTTCATTTTCATTAAAATTTCTTAAACTTGCGGTTTTACCACTACCGCTTTCGCCTAATATTAAAACTGGTATTCCCATTTTTTATTCCTCCTACTTTATCCTTAAATTTGTATTATTTGTATGAATCTTTACTCCATTTGGAACTTCGCCTGTTGCCTTAAAATTATCTGCTATTGCTTTTTTATCTATTTTTACTGTTACTACCTCTTGCTTAAATTCGCTTGGAATTTCATCTTCGTTTTCAATTTCTACTGAAATTGGACTTTTAGCAATAGTTAAACTTCCTAATCCTGTATCAATTTTTGTAAAACCGTTATTTTCCATACATTCTTTTACATATTCTTTAAATTTATTGTTTTTATTTTCTAGTGCCTTCCTTATGTCTGATAATCTTTTTTCTTCTGTCTTCATTGCTTCGATTGTTAATTCATTATTTCTTACATATCCAATAACGTTTTGACTCTTTTGTTGTAATAAAACTGTTAATTCTTCTTCAATTTGTTTTTTGTTTTCCTCTGTAATTTCTTCGTTTTCCATTAAAGCAGGAAATGCGTTAGTTATTTGATATAAACTTAAATTTTCCATGTTCTCCTCCTTGACACTTCTACTGAAATCTGCTAAAATATCAATAGAAGTGAATTTATGTAATTTATTTTTTTGAACTAGTTTTTGATTGCAGTCTCTGCTAGTTCTTTTATTTTGCTTAAGATTATTTTGTCGTTGTTGTATGTGTTGCTAGTTGATAAGTTTAGTATTTGTTTCATGCTGCTTAATAATTCTTCGTTTTCAAATCTTAAGTCCTTATTAGCTGTTTTTAACATATTGTTTCTTGTTTCTAAGTCTTTAATTAACTTATTTCTGTTTTTTATCATTGCTTCCTGATTAGCTATTTTTCTGTCTTTTTTAAACATATTCTCACCCCTTTCTACTTCATTAAAAATGCTATTCCTATGCCCACCCAAAAGCTGTAAAATCCTATAACGCCTATGCTTTTACATACTGCTTGTCCTATTTTCTTCATTTGTTTTCAACTCCTTTCTAAACTTGTATTTGGCTTAAAATGCTTTTCATGTTTTTTATTGTTGCCTTTAATTCTGTATTCTCCTTCAATAGTTCTTCTTCTCTCTTGCTGTTTTCTATCCCACCAACTTTAATTTTGTAATATCCTCCTTCTGTTAAGAAATAATCAAGTTTTCCTTCTGATATTAACTTTTTTACTTGAACTGGATGCATTTTATATCGTCTTGAATATTCATTTAAACTTATCCATTCTGTTTCCATTGTTTTCCCTCCTTGTAGTATTCTTAAAGTAGACTTTTAAGATAAAAAAATTTTGTCTATATTAGCTTTTGGAAAGACTTCTTTTATCTTTTCCATCAATTCAAAACTTGGATTTCTTTGTCCATATTCTAGTGCTTTATAGTGTGAAACTGTTATATTAAGCTGACTTGCCATTTGCTCTTGAGTTAAATTTTTGCTTTGTCTAAATTCTTGCAATTTTTCTCTTTTCATTTTTTCTCCCTCCTCTTGTCTGCTGATAGTATACTCTACTTTTAGAAGACTGTCAATAGATTTTTTTAAAAAAATTTGTATTTCTTTTCAAAATATGTCTGTATGCTAGTCTGCTGTAAGAAAACTTTTTTCTAAAAAACTATTGAAAAGTATACTCGTAGTATGCTATAATGTTTTTGTTAGGAAGTGAAAAAAGTGAATCGAATAAAATTGTTAAGAGAAGAATTTAATTATACCCAACAAGATTTAGCAAATAAATTAGAATCTTCAAAGAGTGTTATTGGTCTTTATGAGAATGAAACTCGTAAACCTAGCATGGAAGTATTAATTAAATTGTCTGAAATATTTAATTGTAGTATTGACTATATTCTTGGCAAATCAGATATACGTAATCCAGAAATACAAGAAGACCCTTTAGGTCTTGCAAAAATAGGTTTTAGTATGAAAGACTATAATCCCCCAACAGACAAACAGCGAGAGCAATTGGCAGAATTAATTAAAGTTGTTTTGAAAGACAATAAGAAAGATGAGGAAAATAAATAAATAAATGAAAAATAATAATTCAAAATTTATGTATATATTATTAATACTTACTATTGTTCTTCTTGTCCTTATAAGTATTTATTTTTATATTGATAAAAATAATGTCGAAAAAGAATTAAACATGAAAATATCACAAATTCAAGATTTAAATAATACTATCTCTGACTTAAGGCAAGAAGAAATCACTTCATCTCAAACAATAATTAAGTATGCAAAACAAATAGCATTCATGGATAAATATGTTGCTATATGCCCTCTTGACGGCAATAGCTTATATCATAAATATACTTGCGAGCATTATGATAAAACAGATAGCTTTTATATATACAGCATTCCAGATGCTAAAGAACATAGTTTTTCTGCATGTTATTACTGTAAAAATGATGAAGAGGTTAAGCCGGATAATAGCAAAGTAGTATTCGTAACAGACACTGGTTCTAAATATCATAGAGATTGGTGTTCTTATTTAAATGATAGCAAAAAGGAAATTACATTGGAAAAGGCAAAAGAAATGGGTTATAGTTCTTGCAGTAGATGCAATCCTTGAGTTTTGTAGGAGTAATAAATGAATTTAAAAAATTTATATAATTTAGTCGAGAAAGAAAAAATAAAACTATATGATTGGCACATTGAAAACGCAAATGGTGCCTTTATTAATATTGATAAAATTAATATTATAGCACTGGACTACAATGAATTAGGCACATATATAGATGAAAAAGAAACTCTTGCAGAGGAGCTTCGGTCATTACTACAAAGATGCTTACTACTCTCCCTATTGCAATGATAGACTTGAAATTAAAAGACAAGAGGCTAAAGCAAACAAATGGAAATGTACTACTCTAGTCACAAAAGAAGCATTAAGAAAAGCCAAAGAAAAAGGATTAAATACATTCTACGAAATAGCTGAAGAATTATGTGTAAGAGAAGAAACTGTAGAATATGCTTATAATTATTATAAAGATAATCAATGCTTAATATAGCATTTATTTTTAAATAAAATTAGCAAACGGAGGTTTTTATGGCAAAAAAAACTAATTATACTAAAAATGGATTTGAATATTACAGGTTAACAAAAACAATAGCACATAAAGCAGATGGAACGCCTATCAAAAAAGAATTTTACGGATTATGTAAGGCTGAGGCAGAGGAAAAAGCAGAAAAATATATTAATGATTTAAAACTTGGACTTGTTAATAATGGAAAATCGCTTACTATCAATACTCTATTTCCAAAATGGTTAATGGAAACTAAAAAGAATGAAGTCAAACCTACTACTTTTGAGAAATATGAAGGTCTATATAGAAATTATATAAGTAAAAACATAATTTCAGATATACCAATTTCAGAAGTAAAGTCTTTAACAGTACAAAAATTTTATAATAATTTAAGCAAAAAACAAAACAAGAATGATACATTAATAAGAAGTGTTCATAAATTACTTAGAAACTTTTTTGACTATGCCGAAAAAGAAGGATATATTATTAAAAATCCATGTTCTAATATTTCACTTCCAAAAACTAAAAAGACAGTAGACGAAATTATCGAAAAAAAATCGACTAAATTTAAATATTTTTCAGAAAAAGAAATTCCTGAATTGATAAAATTATTTGATGGATATAATATTCAGCCTCTTATAATATTTGCATTAGGTACTGGAATGAGAAAAGGAGAAATATTTGGTTTGCAATGGAATGACATCAACTTTGAAGAAAAACAGATATATGTAAAACACAATTTAACATATACACCAGAAATAACAGAAATCGGAAAAAGAGAATATAAAACAATACTACAAACTCCTAAGAGTAATAATTCTATTAGAATAATACCTATGTCTAATAAGATTTATGAATTATTAAAATCATTACCTCGCAACTCTGAATATGTTTTTAGTAGTTCAAAAACTAATACTCATTTTGGTATTAAGTGGACTGAGAAAGTATGGAACAAAAAAACAAAGGGAACAAAATTTGAAGATAGAACATTTCACGACTTACGACATACATTTGCAACAATGCTTCTTTTAAAAGGAGCTAATTTAATTGAATTAAAAGAATTGCTTGGACATTCTTCTGTTAAAATTACTGAAATATATTTGGACGCATTACCAAAAAGCAAAAAAAATATTGTGAAAAAAATAGATTTCATTTTAAACACAGTCGGGAAATAG